TACTCTAACACCTAACAGACAGCGTGAAAGTGTTGAGCGTATGCTTCGTGTTCTTCCTGAGTGGTTGATGGAAGAAGCAGGTCGTCCAATTCAAAATGAGAAAGTCATCAAGCATCTTGAGTCTCGCTTAAAGCAAGCTCGGTTGATGATGTCTTCAATCATAGCAACTGGAAGAGCTATATAATGAAAAAAACAACTAAATGGTTTCTATTTGGTTGTGCAGCATCTTTCATTGGTGGATTCGCTACAGGCCAATCTGCTTTTGCTGGTGAGGCAAATGCAGCTACTCTCCATGCGTCATACACAGAACAGAAGTGTTTAGCTGATAATATTTATTGGGAAGCTCGCAATCAATCAACGAAAGGAATGATCGGTGTCGCTCTTGTCACTCGCAATCGTGTTAATGATACTCGTTTTCCTCACTCATATTGTGAGGTTATTAAACAAGGACCTGAAAGACCATCTTGGAAAGACAAAAACAATATGGTCCCATTGCGTCATCGCTGTCAATTTAGCTGGTACTGTGATGGGAAGTCTGACAATATTCCTACTGTTGATCTCGACATCTATGAGTTTGCTCGTACCATCGCTTTTAAGATCTATAATGGACATCTTACAGACTTCACCGTTGGCGCTACTCATTATCATGCCGACTACGTAACACCAGCATGGGCTAAATCTAAATCTAAAACTGTTACTATTGATGAACATATCTTTTATAGATGGGAAAGACCGAATGCAAATTGATTATAAGTTTAATGAAGGTGATCTAATACAAGAGTTTCAATCATATATAGATTCTACGTATGATTCACACTACTCAAAAGACAAGTTCCAAGCCACCGAGTTCATTATTGATGGTGGCCATGGAACAGGCTTTTGTGTTGGTAATGTGTTGAAGTATGCGCAACGTTATGGTAAAAAAGGTTCTAACGATGACGCCCGGAAAGATCTAATGAAAGTTCTTCATTATGCGCTAATTCAGCTATATGTTCACGATCAAGATTGTGTTTAGCCCAGAATATTCTTTCTTTAATATCTGCACATTTTTTATCTAAATCTGTTCGTGGCATATGAACATAGATACTATTTTCGTATGTCCACCCGACAAACAGACAAAAAAGAAATAATGCAATAAGAGTGAAAACTAATATCATACTGATATGTACATTACGTAAATGAATGCTCCAGCACCTACGCATATTGCCATTAGGACTATGGCCATCATTTTCATTTGTTCTACAAATTCTGCTTGTTCTCTTAGTTTTTCTCTTTTAATACGAGCCATTTCTTCTTTATGTTCTTGTATTCGCTTTGCTCTTTCATCGACAATCGATTGCCACGTGTTTGGACCAAAGCGCATATTAATCATGTTCTTCATTTCTTGCATTTTTTCTTGTGCAAGTTTAGCATCAATCATTTCTTGTGCTACACTTTTAATTCCAAACTGGTCACCTATTCCCATGCCAGACTTTTTTGATCTTTCAGCCTGAACTTCGTCGTGGCCACGAAACAATCCGTCAACAGCACCAGCTATCTCGCCAATATCTTTTGCTGTATTGATATTAGACTTGATAAAATCTACGCTAGCTTTTAATAGAGATATTCCTGCTAGGGTTTCTGCAATCATTTTGATTTATCCTTATATGGGTTATGGATAAATGTAGATCACCTTTGCATATTATTATTCGCTCCCGTAACTATTTATATAAAACAGGTAATATTACCTGTTTACTTTTATGAATAAGTATGGTATAATATACTAATATAAATAGAGTTGAAGATGTTAGATGGTAGACAGGACTCGGGGGCAGTACCCGACGCCTCCACCATAATTACTTGGAGAATCAAATGGTTTGGAACTTCTTAATGAAATTTGATTGGATTAGAATCAAACTTGAGAAAATGGAAAATGATAGAGTTAAATATCTTGGCAAGTAATTTTGTGGGGGCGAAATAGGATCGACTGATGCTGGAGTCTTCGAAGAGTAAATGCAAATGATAACATTGCACCTACAGGTTACGCCCTAGCGGCATAATACTGATGAGCCCGAAGGAGCTTGGAAACAGAATCCTTCAACTTATTTTTTATAGGAGAAATCATGCCACCACGTAATCATAGTAACTGGACCAAAACACCTAAAGTTGAATACATCAGTAGCGAATGCTACAATAACTTCGAAGTGTTTCAACAAGAGCAAGAGCACATCTTTTCTAAAGTGTGGGTACCTATGTGCCACAAGTCTGAGCTTCCGGAAGCCGGTAGGTTTAGAACAACTCAGATTGCTGGTCAAAACGTTATAGCAATTAATAACGGCGACACTATCAAAACATACTTGAATCCAGGGAAGTTTAATACTCCGGCAGGATCGATGACAAAAGTACAATTCTATATGGATGACTATACTCCTTTGCATACTGAAGTCAAACATGGTGGAATGGTATGGACAACATTGAATTCTAATCCTACACAATCTGTAGATGAATGGACAGCAGGTGCATTTGATTGTATTGCCGATGCTATTGACACAGAAGAGATGGAAGTATTTCACTATCATAAAGCTGTTATAGATACTAACTATAAACTATGGCATGATACTAATAGTGAATTCTATCACGACTTTATGCATTACTTTAATCGAGTGTCAGGATTCAACGATGAGTATTTCGCTAGAAAGAATATTCCTTTTGATAATGGTCATGTTAATGTCAGCAGCTTTACTGTTAACTATGAAGAGTATGAAGGTTTTGAAGACCGCGGGGAACTATCTTTTCCCAATCTGCCGCCAAACCAGTGGTACATGGTTGACCTCTTCCCAGGTTTTAACTTCAACCTTCGTGGTAGCGCCTATAGGTCAGATTCAGTGACACCGCTTGGACCAAACAAAGTATTGATTGAGTTCCGCGGATATGGACTTAAGTGTGATACGCCAGAAGAAAGACAAACAAGAATCAAACACCATAATTCTATTTGGGGACCATTCGGTCGTAACCTACATGAAGATCTTATCGGTGTTGCAGGTCAAGGTACTACTATGAGAGAAGGTACTGCGACAAGAAACATTTTACACGGACGTCATGAAAATTCTACAATTCATGATGAAGTTGGAATGAGACATTACTACGAAGCATGGGGGAACATGTTGGGTGTAAGTCCAATGAATCCTTTACAGATGGAGCTAGGTAGAAAAGCTGCATGACCCTTGGAGATAATCATGAAAGATTATGAAACTGAAAAGACTTTTAGAAAGATAGATAAATTTGGTGCACAACTATTAGTTGCATTTGCACTTACTGTTGGTTTACTAGTAGGACTAAATGTAGCATTTGCAGGACCGAATGACTATATACCACCGGCTAAAGAAGAACCAGCGTGGGTTCAAAAACCTGTACAATGTGCATCGCCTGAAGCTGTGTTTGATCGAATCGAATCAGGTGGTTTGTTACCATTATTTTCTTCAACAGGTAATGCTCGAGTTGAAGAAGATATATACTCACTACCATACGGATTCTTTTATAATCCAGATACTGGTTATTGGTTGTTTGTAGAATTCTTTTCGCCAACATCGGCGTGCGTAATTGGCGTTGGTGAAGGTGTAGATTTTGATGTACAGGGCGAAGAAACAAAAGCACCATTCTAAAATGATGCCTGAAGAAAATACATTTAAGACAATTTCTATACAGACGACTTACAAATGCCAAATGGCATGTGCTAATTGTTATTTAGGCGATATGCTTAATAATAAAAAGTACAAGGATGTAAATATAGCAAAGTATGAAAAAGCTATATCATCATTGCCAAATAGATGTGACATTAGATTTATCGGTGCTGAACCTACAATGAATCCTAAACTCATAGAGCTAGTACAAATAGCTCGTAAGAATGGTCATAGACCATCTTTACTTACTAATGGTTTGAAATTAAGAAAAGAATCATTTGCAAAAAGTTTAAAGCAAGGCGGTATTAATATGCTTGGCCTTAGTATGAATGGCGGCCTTGATGATGAGATGTATAGATTATTTGATAATGGTAAATATGCTAAGCAAAAAATGATAGCACTTGAAAATTGTTTTAAAAATAGAATAATACCTCACGTCAATATAATTATTGCACCAGAAAATATTCACGTAATTAAACCCTTAGCCGACTACATATTATTTTTAGCTCATAAATATAACATGGCTAAATATCCTATCATGCTTAGAGTAAAAAGCGTTGGA